CGGAGTGGGAATCCGTGTACCATCCAGGCATGAGAGTCGCATCCGTTTGAAGGGATGCGTGCTCATATTGGGAAGGTCCCTTGATTGATAACCGAGCCTTACTCAACACCTTTCTAAGGAGTTCCCCCCAATTGGGGGGATGATGCGCTCTTGAAGAAGATCGCACGGTAAGGATACGGTATTCTTCGCGTTGTAGATCTTTGTTAGATCTTTTAGCAAAGAAAACATCGTTACTAGCGCCAGGTGAACAACGAATTGTTGCTGGAAGCAACAATTCAGTCCTGGGGTAAATGTAGCCACCACACATTTCAATAACTGAAATGAGTGATGCTACAGAAGGATACCCAAATTTGGCAATTAAAGAATTGCACAAATCAGCATTAGTTACAAGGGAGGTACGAGACTTAGACAGGAATTTCCGAACTCTCACAGGAGTCACATCACTACCAAAGTGATAGTCACCACCACAAGATTCCCGGAAAGGACCTGTAAAATAAGACTTCTCGACGTTGACCTTAAGGCCAACGCTGTGTAGTCCTCTCACCGCCGATTCAAATAAATTAGAATCGACGATGATATCGTCTCCGTAAACGTATACATCACAGGGGTATCGACGCCCTGTTGATATACGTGAACTAGCCATAACGTTAGCCCAAAAGACTAACGCTTCAACTGGAAAGCAGCAAGAACTACCCATAGGGGCAAACTTGTTCAGCTTTACTACCTTACTGTTTGGTAAGATCGTCTCCTCGGAGCGACAAGCTTCGAGGGCCTCGACCCAATTAGTTGGGAAAACCCGCCTAATCAGATCGAGGGATACACGATCAGACGCATCCGACAAATCGAGAGTTGCTAGCTTACCATCTTGCGATGCAAGTTTCGCTAACTTTTGATTTATCGTCTGGTCCGTGAAGTTCACGAAACCAGCAGTAAGTTCGTGGGTCTCCAAAACATCGTACAATTTACGCATGAGACCTTGCTGAATATACATTAACTCAGCAGGCTCACACGAAATTATACGTGGACCACGAGAATCCTTTGGCACGAGACAAACTCGTGCTAAGGGACTAATCATGACTTCACTATCCTCCAACTTTTCATACTCATCAAGAAGATGGGTAGGAGAAAGGAAGAAATGTGAGGAATACGGGAACGAGGCATCCAACTTCGCATAATATCGAAATTTGTGATGCTTGTCCCAGTTAGGTGTACGACAAGCGGTTGCGCCGCCGCCGTGCGAGGGAACGATATCGAAAGGATCTGTATTACACAGAACCCTTCCGATAAGGTCCTTCATATACTTTAGAAGAGTTCGCTGATAGTTTTCACTATCAGGTAGATCAACAAAAGTATGAGCCAGATCTCCATCAGTCTTGATAAACTGAGAGAGAAACGACTCGACCGTTCCTTCATCATGATCAACCTCCAGTTTATAGAAAACGTACGATAGTTGTCGTACGCAATCTACGGCCTCGGAGTTGCCCTTCAAAGCAGATTCAATCGCCTTACTCAGGAATAATGGAATGTCATACATGATCAGTTGACCATGTTGATCTACCACTCCTGTTTGGGTCCCCTTCATGGAAAATCCACTGGGGGGAATCCATGCCGATGTGGCATGGAAGCGATCTAAGGCCTTACCTATAGAAGGCAAGGTCACTGTTAAGAAGGTCAAGCCCTCATTGTCCGCTCTAATAGAGAAAGATTTTATATCTTCTTCCTCTACAAAGAGACGGTAGCGACGGTTGCACGCTAGGTTCACCCACAAAAGGTGAAGGCTTTTCAGGTCACCATTAATCATGGAAAACCTCCAAGAAGCATCCCTAAGCGTCATCCGCGGGAACAAACCACTCACCCCATGTACTATCACGACGAGTTGAGCCGCTAACTATCGAAGAGGATTAGACCTCTTGATTGAGTAAGCGAGTCACGTTGGCACCAGCACCGCCCTCGATCAGAAAATCAATTAACTGAAAGAGGGTTCCGATGATGACGCCATTCGTTATCGCCGTGTTTGGGGGCCGCACAATGTTGAATTTCACACTGAGCGTAGCCGGCACTCCGAACGCATCGACTAGAACATAGTCGATCTTCGCAAGATGCCGCAAAACTCCATTCTTATCCGTCTCGTGAGAAATCACGAGAACCTTCGACGACGGGGGTGTAACCCCTCCGACGGAGTACTCGCTGTAACCAATATCGGCTGCACGAAGATCAAAATTATTCGTGCCAGTATCGACATCAGTAGGCGAGTCGGGAGAAAGGACGAGTGGGTTCGCAAATGACATAGCGATGCTCCTCCCTCTAATGAGGGGATTGAGATGTCAGAACCTACGGCTCTAACAACATTAAGCGATAGTCGCCTATCGCGAGAGTTCTCAGTATTATCGTTTCCTGAGAACAGTTCCCAAGCTGACCAAGAGGGCAGCTTGATTAAGCGATGGCATCTTCCAACCTAAACCACTAAGCGTGGCATAGTCTGGAAAGATAGGCATTCGATGGAAGAAATCCCCATTGAATGTTGCACCAGCACTTTGGGGTGACGGGACGTAACCAACTAAATGGTCACTGAGCGTCACCCACTCGATATTTACGGTCTCCTTGTATTGCAAAAATGCATCTACAAGAGTTATCGGCAACTCAAGAGCATCAACACGGAAACGTTGCAACCATGATCCAACGCCAAAGAACCAATCTATGACGAAGGAAAATGGTATAGCGTCCCAGATGATGCGAGGATTGAGTTCGAATCCTAGGGAGTCGAGAAGACCCCTAAGGACCATATCCATAGGACCCATCACAGCGAGAGGCTGTGGGCCATAAGCAATAAACGCCCGGCATTCGCGCCTTACGGTGCCATGCCACGTTGCGAGTGCGCTTCCGGGAATCCTATAGGTACCCGATACTGCTGTTGTACCATGTTCCATGACGGTTGAGGATTGAATAATCTTCCCCAACTGGGCATTGAACGCGGCTAGCTTAGCGCGCAGATGTATAACACCTTCGATCATGTCGTGGATGTCGCCTACAGTAGGCTTCCATCCAAACTTGTATCCAAGGTGAACTCCAGCCACGCTCCTACTCTTGCTACGGCGATCTATTCCCGCAGCACGAGCAAGATTCTTCGCTACACTCAAGTGTTCCTTCCATTGTTTATAAATTTTCGTAAGGTCCTCAATATCCAAAAGAAAATTGGGGATGCTTACGCTGGTCAAATCCGGTCTCATGCGGTCAAAAGCCGCGTTGATGTACGGTAGACCATGGGCTCCAAGATAGGCTGGACCGAAGTTTCCTCCGGCGGCAGTCTTGAATAACCCAACAATGGTGTCACGAACGTCACAACAGACGCGATGATGGTTCTGGTAATACTTCCAATACCAATTTGGAGTAATGGAAGTAACTACTGGTGATGCCCCAAAATTTTGAGGCGCCACCCCACCACCGTAAGAGAAAACATTATGCGTATGTACGCAGTAGTTAGATCGGCCCTTATAGGGTTTCAATCTAGTACCGTATATGATAGACTCGTGGTCAGTGCCAACGACAAAGTCAGGAATAAGATTATCCTGTTTCAATGTGTCGGTGCCAACCTCATAGGCGTACTGATGTACGCCTGAGACCGTTAGGACGGGTTTATCCCTAATTTTGACTCGAGAAGAGCCAAAGTTTGGTTGCATAATGTTCCTTTCGTGAACTTGAGTTTCAACAGAAACGTGAGCCTCTCGGCTCGAAAGGAAGACCTCCCTTCTAAGCGAAGGGGAGGTC